CGATAGTCCGGCGCTCGTCGTCCTTGAGGTCCCCGCCGGAGATCACGATGGACAGGTGGTCGAACACGATGAGCCGGCACTTCTCGGCCTGGGCCATGAACCGCATCTTCGCGAGGAGGTCCGTGTCGGCCTTGACGCCGTGGTGGTCGTAGTAGACGACGCGCTCCTCCAGGAGCGCCGCGGCCTCCAGGACGTCCGGCGCCGAGAGCTCGTCCTTCGGGCGCAGGTGGAGCGGCCGGCTCACGCACACGGAGGCGAGGCCCATCGCCGTCATTTCGATCGGCTCCTCCAGCCCGATGTACCCGATCTTCGTCCCGCTCTTGGCGAGGGCCGTCGCCCACTCGCGGCAGGTCGTGGACTTCCCGGTGCCCGTGCCGGCGACGAGGACGCTGATCTCGCCCGGACGGAAGCCCATCCACTTGTCGTTCAGGCCGGCGTGCGGGATGGGCGCGAAGGCCGCGTTGTCCCGCGCGAGGACTCGCTGCCAGACGGAGGGACCGGAGACGATCCCGTCGGGCCGCCAGGGCTTGGCATCCCAGAAGGCCCGGATGATGTCCTCGGACCGGCCGGCCATGAGGAGCTCGTTCGCGTCCTTGCCGGGCAGGGTGGCGATCCACGCCTTACCGGGCGTCAGGACGGCGGCGGCGGCCTCGGCGGCGGCGCGGCCCGGCTCGTCCTGGTCGAACATGATGACGACCTTCTCGAACCGCTCCAGGAACTCGACGTTCCGCTGGAAGACCTTGACCGCCGTCGACACTCCGTTCGGGAGCGAGACGACTGGCCACTTGTCCTCCCACGCGGCGGAGACGGACAGGGCGTCGAGCTCGCCCTCGGTGACGGTCAGCGACTTGCCCCCGCTCTTCCACAGGTGCGCGCCGTAGAGGCCCATCTTCGCGGCCTCCCCGGTGATCGAGAACTGCTTCCCGGCGAACCGTAGCTTCTGAGCGACGGGGCGCCCGCGCTCGTCGCAGTACGTCGCAACCTGGCACTTGCGCCCACGGTGCTCGCCGTACCCGTAGCCCCACTTCTGGGCCGTCGTCTCCGGGATCGACCGCTTGGGGACGCCCATGACCTGGACGTCGATGAGGCCCCCTTCGGCCTTGAAGGGGCTGGCGGGCTCCGCGGGGGCGCCGTCGCCCTTCGTCCCCTGCTGGCACGAGTAACAGTACACCCCGCCGGACGCGAACACGATCGCCGCGTCGGTCGATCCGCAGGCGGGGCAGGGCTGGTGGGTCAGGACGGGCGCTTCGCTCATTGTTTCATGTCCATGAAATATTTCGTGTGCAAGAGACGCGACCGCCCCGTCCTCATCCGCCTCTTGTTGCGCATAGCGCGGTCGCAGCTGGGCTGCCGGCGGGGGACGGGGCGGTCGACTTGTCTCAGACGTCGTTGCCGTCGCCTTCGTTGCTGGTGTCCGCCGTCTCCGTGGTCATCGGCGCCGCGCCGCTGTCGTCGACGAACCCGTCGTCCTGCTGCTTGAAGCCGTACTGCGCGGCGTCCTTGGTCGGGGCGTCCGCGCGTTCGAGGACCTGGACGGCGTGGAGGCGCAGGGAGATCCCGGCCCCGATGTCCGTCTGGAACGGGTTGATCTCGTACGCGACGATGATCCGGGACCCGCCCCCGATGCGGACCTTGGTCCGGTCGATCGGCTGGTTCTTCGTGTCGAAGAGGCCGATCGTGTTGACCCACGTCCGGGTCGGGTCGGCCTTGTCCCGGCCGCCGCCCGCGCGCTTGAAGTTGACCTGGACGTACCCGGTCGGGCTCCCGTCGTCGGCGAACTCGCTCTTGTACGGGCGGGTGGCCCCGAGGGACTTGTTCTGGGCCACGCGCTGGGCCGTTTCCTTCGGCGTCTCCTCGGCCTCGGCGCGTGCGAGGTTCGCGGCGTATGCGGCTTCGAGGGAGGCGATGAAGGCCGCGACCTCCGGGTCGGCGAGGGCGAGGCGGAGGCCGGTCTTCCAGTCCCCGTTCTCCTTGTCCTTCGCGAACTTGCCCCGGTCGGGCTGGTTCAAGTAGGGAAAGATGGCCGTGCCCGGTGGAGTCATGAGGATCACGGCCTTCGGTCGTTTCTGCTTCGTCGTCATCTGTCGGTGTCCCTCCTGGGACTGCGTTGGTGAAGTATACGGTCGCGAACTCAAGAGAGCAAGTGCTGGCTCCGAAGAACTTCGCGGGGATCGAAGTCCCCGCGCTCGGGCGGCTCGGGCAACAGGCACGCGTCCCCGAGGTCCCGCTGGAGCTCCGCGCGCAGCTGGCCGAGCAGGTCCGCCTGGAAGACCTCCGCGCACACCCCGCGGACCGCCTGGATCACCTTCGGCGTATCCACCGCGAGGGCCATGTAAGAGTCGTGGACCGTGCCGATCGACCGGACCCCGCGCTCCCGGAGCCGGCACACGGACCGGGCCATGATCGCCGAGTCGACCGAGTGAACGTAGTTCGGCGGGAACCCATTCATCTGCCGGCCGCCCGAGATCTCCGCCTTGTCCTCCCGGTACCGGACGAACCGGACGACGTCCCCGACGGCCGTGCGGATCCGCTTCGACGCGTACTGCCGGTAGTCCTGGATCACGGGGAACCCGCTCGGGGAAACCCACTTGATCGGGAGGCCGTGCAGGGTCATCGTCCGGGCGCAGTACACGAGCCAGTCCATCGTCGCCGTCGAGGCCCCGATCCGGCCCTCCATCGCCGCGACGAGGTGCCGGGCGAGGAACGTGGACGCCCGGAAGGCGCCCCCTTCGAGCTCCGGGAACGGCGTGTGCCCCTGGGCTATCCGGATCTCCTCGTAGACGTCCCGGACGTAGTTCACGATCGAGTGCAGCTTCACCCCGTACGGCTTAGTCATGATCGGCCGCTTCGTGAGCTCCCGCGGAACCCGCCCGCCCAGGAACTCCAGCCACAGGGCCGCGTTCGGGTCCGGGTCCGCGACGAGCCGGCGGGTGACGTCGTCCGCCACGATCTGGTACAGGTCCACCGGGGCGTCCGACGGGGCCACGTTCGTCGCCTCCGCGAGCGCCCGGTCCAGGGTCAGGAGCGAGTACAGCTGGAGCCCGCTGGACGTGTGGTCGACCGTGATCGGCAGGTGGGACGCATGGTGCCCGGGGCGCGCGGCGTGCGCCGCGAAGTCCAGGGCGAACGCGAGGGCCTGCCAGGGGTCGTCCTGCGCGGCCCACTCCCGGCGCCCGCGGGGGTCCGCCCCGATGGCGCTCCAGAGCGGAGCCAGGCGGCCCCTGGCGGCCTCGACTCGGGACCGGACCGATCCCTTTCCTAATCCGTACAGGCTCGCCCCGCGCGAGAGGTACGCGTCCTGCGCCTCCCGGTCCGCGACCGGCTGGCCCTCCTGGAACTCCAGGAGCGCCCGGGACAGGTCGTCCCCCTGCGGCTGGAGGAAGAGCGGCTGCGGGTACAGGCGCCCGCGGAAGTCGGCCTGGACGGGGAAGTAGAGCGCCGGCGCGTCCAGGTACTCCCCGGCGACCCAGAGGGTCCGCGCGCGCAGGAGGGCCCGGCCGCGGTTCTCGCGGTCCCGGCGGAAGTAGTCCGACCGGACCCGGATGGCCCGCTCGCGCGCGACGCGCTGCTCGGGCGTCCAGCCGTCCAGCTGGTCCTTCCGTGGCTGCCGGCGCGGGAGGCCCGCCGGGAGGGCGTCGACCACGGGACGGAACCCGACGACGTCCAGCCCGGACTCGGCGGCCCACCGGGCTATTTCGAGGACCGGGCGGTTCACCCGCCACCCGCTGCGCTGGAGGGCGTTCGCGGCCCCGAGGTGGAGCTCGGCGCTCGCCCCGTCCAGGGCGCCGAGGGCCGCCCGGTCCTTGGTCTTGATGAGCGGGCGCTCCCGGAGCTTCGTCACGCGGTACCCGCCGCCCCACGCGCCCTTCCAGTCCGCGGGCGCGGACCGGGTCGGGAGCCAGAGCGGGCGGGCGAGCGAGTCGCCCTGCGCGGCCTTGTCCAGCCACTCGACGGCCTTCGCCGTCGGCGTCACGACCCGGCGCTTGTGCCCGCGGGCGTCCGAGAGGTTCGCGATCTCGACGAACCCGGTGTGCATCCGGATGAGCTCCAGGAGGACGACCCCGACCCGGAAGCGCTCGGCGGTGGGCCAGCCGGCCCAGGACCCGCCGAGGTTCGTGAGCGCGGACTCGACCATCATCCGGCGGACGC